GCAGGAAGAATCAGTCTATCTTGAGAATCTCTAACTTCTATAGTTTCATAGTGATGAATTGCATTTAAGTCATTACCGTAAATTTCTTCAGCATAGTCATAAATTTGTTTATCTGAAAGAGGCCATTCATCTCTAATTCTGGTAATACCTGCAGAAACTAAAACTACCCAATCATACTGGACGCTTCCATAAAGTTCTTCTGCTACAAGTTCTGGGCGAGATCCATCTGGAATTTGATACTTGTTGAATATTGTAAAAATATTTTGTAAGTCATCACGAAGTTTAACTCTGCGAAATATATTTTTTACAAGTAGATAATCATTTACAGATCTTCTATCTGATAAAAAAGATTGATATTCTAGATTTGGAAGTTCTCTAAAGTAAGACATTAGAATCCAGTTGCCTCTGAACCTATTGTGGTATCATAATCTTCGGCGTAAATTGGAGTCAATTCTTGGAATGATAGTGTCAATTGCATATGAACGGGTGTGGCATCGTCATATGTGGCATAAGTTCCAGAACCAGTGTAATTAACTCCAACTCCATTACAGGCACAAATTTTAAATTTATTTAGATATGGATGTGGTTGAGATCCATTCATATACTCAAGTTTAAAAACATCTGGAGCTCTAAGAAATAATCCTTGAGCTGCTACATCCTTAGAGTTCTTTTTAGCAGCACTGTGTTTTTTAAATGCTACGATCATAGATTTTACCATATCCGATTCCTTTTTGGAGCGAGGAACGATATCAAATGAAAATGTAAAAGGTTCTCTTAAACTTACACTTGTAAAAATAAGTTCTATGTTTGAGTTGGTAATTGATCCAGCGTATCTTGAAAAAGCCTCTCTTGAACTAATTCCACCAAGAAGAACATTTGATCCACCAGCAATGAATAATGATTGAATAAACTTTTGTACACTTCCTGTTGTGGCAGCTGGAAGAGCTGTGCCAAGTTTACCTTGAAGTTCTGATGCTAATTTGCCTGGATCGGTTATTCCTTGTTGTAATAGGTCTGTAGCAGCTGCTTGTAGAGGATTTAAAGTACTTACAGTCCATTGTGCTGTATTGGAAGTTCTAATGTCATCTGGAATTGGAAGTATTGCTGTTCCCATTAAACCTTTTGTACTTTTACCTCCACCAACATCATATGTGTCATCAGAAGAAGGTGCAGCAAATCCACTCTGAGAAAATCCTGGTGGATAATACTTAAGAAACGAAATTTTTAGATAATCATCACGAGAATCAAGCTTTGTAAGTGGATATCTAAAATCAAAGCGAGAAGCGGTTGCCATTTACTTTTTCTAACTATTTAGACGGATATTTCCAAAAGGTAATCTTCTTAGATCACTTAATTCTTCTTTATAAACTTCATACATTCCACCAGCAACTTCATCCCAAGTATATTGCCTCTCCTCTCCCCAGTGATAATTAAATCCCCTAAATCCCCAATTATAAACTTTTGTGACCGCTATTAAAGGATTCTGATCATAGCGAACGTTTGGTGTCTTCGCATTATAAACAAAGACATAAAATCTTCCTGCCTGTGGAGGTTGCCTAGTTTCGGTCAGAACGTTCATAAGTTCAATCATTAAATCATCAGCATCTTCTGTTCCAATCAGTTTCTTAACGAGTGGAGCAATACGGTTTCTTTTTTTCTGCTGCTGAACTGACTTTCTAGGCATTATTTGATTCCAAGTTCTGTTTCTGTGATTACTTTGAATTCATATCCGCGATCAGCACACCATTCTCTTGCTGCTTCCCACTTTGATTGATTCTTCGCATACTCATAGACTTCGCTGATATATCCTTTTGTTTGTCTTTTAGGTTTTGGTGGTGGGATGGTTTGTCTTTTTGGTTTGACTTCTACAAGATATTTTTTAATCGCCCCATTAGATTCTTCAACTTTAATATAGAAGTCAGGAAAATATCTATGAGCGCGATTATCTATAGGAGACTTATACCAGATGAAAATTTCTTCACTTCCCCATTCTAGTATTTTTTCGTTTGTATCACAATATACCATAAACTTTCGTTCCCATAAAGATCTGTAAATGATATTTGTGGGATCTCCTTTATATTTTTGGGGATATGATGGTTTGTATTTTCCCTTATATGACATCTAAATAATTATACTATAAAACTCATATACGGTATTTAGAGTGGCATCAGTAAGTCCAAAAAGAGTATCAGATTTTAAGCCATTATTTGGTAATCTAGCGCAGACTTCACATTACCAATTATTTTTTGGTGGACTTTCACCACAACTTATAAATTACTTGATTAGAAAAGGAGTTTCAACTGCATTTATTTCTCAAAGTGCTGGATTACTTTGCTACAGTGCTTCTTTACCTACTGCATCTTTTGCTCCTAAAGCAGTAGATGGAAACTTTACTGGATTGACTGAAAATTTTGCTGTTGCTAGGCAATATAGTCAAATTGGATTAGACTTTTATGTTGATAGTGAGTATCAATTGCTAAAATTTCTAGAAAGTTGGTCTGAATTTATTGCAAGTGGATCTCACAATCCAATTAATAGTACAGTTGGTTCAACAAGTCAATTGAGAAATAATTATTTTGTTCGGATGCAATATCCAGAATATTATAAATCCAATCTTACTAGAATTATTAAATTTGATAGAGATTATGAGTCTGAAATTGAATATAATTTTGTTGGACTCTGGCCGATTTCAATGAGTCCTCCTCAGGTTTCTTATACAGAATCCAATATTCTTAAGGTTTCTGCTACATTCCAATATGATCGTTATGTTTCAGGTGCAGTATTGAGTTTTAATGAATTTATTGGAAATGATACTAATAAAGATCAAACATCTGGAGTACAGGCTCCTGCACCAGAGATAGGTAGAGTTCCAGTTTCTTCTGGTGTTGCTAACGGGGGAGGGGTTCTTTTTAGACCCCGTAATATTTCAACTACAGAAGCAATAGTCACAAATCAACTTTTTTCTACGATTAGATAAACTCATCTAAATAAGTTTACTGAAGTTTTATAGGTTATTATGCCTTTACCAAAAATCTCTACACCAACCTATGAGTTGGAAATTCCTTCATCAAAAAAGACCATCAAATATCGCCCCTTTCTTGTTAAAGAAGAAAAGATTCTGATTATTGCGATGGAGAGTGAGGATCCAAAGCAAATTGCTGAAGCACTTAAGACTGTTATTGGAAATTGTATCTTAACTCGTGGAATTAAAGTTGATAATCTATCAATTTTTGACATTGAATATCTTTTCCTTAACATTCGTGGTAAGTCTGTAGGGGAAGATGTTGAAGTTCTTTTGACTTGCCCTGACGATGGAACAACACAAGTTCCAGTATCAATCAATCTTGATGAAATTAAAGTTACAGTTAAACCAGAACATACTACAGATATTAAACTTGATGATTCTCTCGTTCTGAGAATGAAATATCCTTCTATGTCTGAGTTTGTAAAGAATAATTTTTCAAATGAAGGTGGTATGAGTGTTGATGACACATTTACAATGATTTCTTCTTGTATTGAACAGATTTACAATGAAGAAGAATCTTGGGCTGCAGCGGATTCAACAAAAAAAGAACTCACTGAATTTTTGGAGCAATTAACATCACAACAATTTAAAGAGGTTGAGAAGTTTTTTGAAACAATGCCTAAACTTTCTCATACTGTTAAAATCAAAAATCCAAACACAGAAGTTGAAAGCGAAGTTGTTTTAGAAGGGTTATCATCTTTTTTCGCCTAGCGATGGCGCACGAGGATCTTGCGTCATACTATAAAACTAATTTTGCCCTAGTTCAACACCATAAATATTCTTTGACAGAACTTGAGAATATGATTCCTTGGGAGAGGGAAATTTTTATAACTCTCTTACAACAATATATTGAAGAGCAAAACGCAAAGAATCAATCCAATGGCTAGAGAAGAAACTGTACCCACAACTGCTTTGGTTGGACTTCAAGGACAATTGGATACAGTTCGTTCGGAAATTATTACAACAAATACAAATCTTCAAAGTATTGGAACATTAATACGAAATGATAGTCTTGAAGATCAAAGAAGACTTATAGAAGAAAGGGAACAAGAGAAAAATCTTTTAGAAAGAAAAATAAGAACAGGGCAAGAAGAATCTTTGCAGCAAAAAGTTTCTTCTTCTTTATTGCCTCCTGTTGTTAAGTTAGAGAATAAACTAAATTCAACTTTTGGTAAAGTTAGTTCTGCTTTATTAGGTTTATTTGGATTTTTTGGAACTAAGGTTATTCAAGGAATTCAAATAAGTGCTCAACTTGGACTTGGAGCACTTAAAGGAATAGTAAATATTCTTAAGGGTTCTTTTGGATTCATTGCTAATACTTTAGGAACACTAGGTAGGGGATTTACTTCAATATTATCTGGAATTGGTGGAATTACTGGAAAAGTTATTGGGGCTTTAGGATCACTTGCTGCTTCTCCATTTAAAGCAATTGCTGACTTAGTTGGAAAACTTTTACCAGGAATTCGTGCGGGTGCTGTAGCTGCTGGAATAGGTGCTGGAGCAGCTACGGCAGGTAGTTTAGGAATAAACTTTTTAAGAACATTAGGTAGATTTGTAAGCGGTGCCGGCGCCGTTCAGAATGCAATGGAGGGAGATGCAATTGGTGCTGGTGTTCTTGGTGCTGCTGCAGTTTTTCCCAATCCTATTACAACTACTGCAGCACTTGCTTATACTGGAGCAGAACTACTTGGATATAACCCAAGTGAAAAAATTTCTGATATGTTTGGAGGTATTACTGGAGGTTTTGGTATTAAAAATCCTTTCAGTGGTAAAACTTTAGAAGCAGTAACTAGTTCTGTCACTAATTTTTTTAATCCTTCAGCAGGAACTCAGGGGCAACAAGGAACTCAAGGAACTCAGGGGCAACAAGGAACTCAAGGAACTCAGGGGCAACAAGGAACTTCAGCAGTAGAACAACCTGGTCCTGTTCAATCAATATTAATACCAGTACAAAAATTATTTCCACGTGGATCACAACCTATATCTACACCACAACCTACAACTCAATCTTTATCTCAAACACCAGTAATTCCTCCACCAAGCCCTGAAATGGTAAAACAATTTGAAATGGCTTACGCCAACAGAGATAATCCATTTTTAAGGGGTAGAATTGCATCTGCCTGGAATAAGTTGACTTACGAACAGCAACAACAAGCAAAAATTTGGGCGAAATCAACAGGCAAAGAAAATGAATGGAATAAAATGAAGAATGAAATGAAATTGATTGAAAAATCTCCAGCAGCAACGTCAGCAGCAGCAACT